GTGGCATCCACCAGACAGCGCACCCGCGCCGACGGAACCATCGCCTGGCAGGTGCTCTACCGGCACGGAGGCATCCAACGATCCACCACGTTCGACACCGAACGCGAGCGAGCACAGTGGCTCCGCATGATCGACGACCTAGGACTCGACGCTGCCGTCCAGGTGCTCGAGGACCTCGAGGCCGGCGGGCGCGCGAGCGTCGTCACTCTCGGCGACTACGCACTCGAAGCCATCGCGGTACGGACCGGCATCGGCGAAGGGACCAGGCACCGCTACCGGCGCGAGGTCGAACGCGACTGGAAGGGCCTGGCTGGGCTGCCCATCAACCTCGTCACCGCGAAGCACGTTGAGCGATGGGTCCGCGACCTCGAGCTCGCAGGCGCGTCCGCCAAGACGATCCGCAACAAGCACGGTCTGCTGTCGTCCGTCCTCGCGCGCGCCGTCGCCGACAAGAGCATCGACCTAGCCGCGAACCCGTGCGAGCACACCGACCTCCGCAAGGACGACGTGTCCGTAGAGATGACCTACCTGACGCACGCAGAGTTCGCGGCGCTCCTCGCCCACGTCCCGCGCCCCTACCAGCCGTTCGTCACGGCGCTGTTCGGCACGGGCATGCGCTACGGCGAGGCGACCGCGGTACAGGTCGGCGACTACGACCCCGCTACGCGATCCCTGCGGATCTCGCGCGCGTGGAAGAAGCTCGACGTCGGGTGGAAGGTCGGCCCGCCCAAGACTCGGCGCGGGCGACGCACGGTCGGTGTCCCGGAGCAGTTGGTGGGCTACTGCGAGCGGGCCTCTGAGTCGCGGCCGCCGGGCGACCTGCTGTTCACGTCGGCGCAGGGCGGGCGCATCCGTCACTCGACGTTCCACCCGGACGTGTGGGTGCCTGCGGTGCGGCTGGCGAACGGGCTACCGGGGTGGCCGGAGAAGGGTGCCGGCTATCGGCCGTCGCCGCGGTCGATGTGGCACGGGATCGAGCGGGCGTCCTCGGGCGGGTCGCTGGGGAAGTTCCCGCGCATCCATGACGCGCGGCACTCTGCGGCGTCGTGGCTGATCGCGGCGGGGGCGACGCTGCAGGACGTGCAGTACACGCTGGGGCATGAGTCGATCCAGACGACGTCGGATCGGTATGGGCACCTGTTGCCGGGGCGGCGTGAGGCTGTGGCGGCGGCGATGACTGTTGCGCTGGGCGTGGCGCTGCCGCAGATCGAGCCATAACCGTTCCGCTTATATCGGGGCGGGGATAAGCGGGTGTGGGTCACGCAACTTCGTAGCGCTAAGGTGTAGACACAACTACAGGTCGGGTGTAGTCTTATCTACATGGAGACCACGGAGATCACCCGCACCGAGCAGACCATCGACGGCCTCGCCGCCATCGTCTGGACGCTCATCGAGGACGGCGTCGAGATCGCCCACCTCGACGCCCACACCTCCGGCCTCATCCTCAACGTGGAGGTCGACGACGACCGTCGCGGCGAGGGCCACGCCCGCCGCCTCTTCGACCACGCCGACGCCGACCTCGGCCTCTACCACGTCCCCACCTGGGGCCGCACCCCCGAGGGCGAGATCTTCGCCGACGCAATGGGCGGCGACACGATGGACGACGAGCGCGCCTGCGAGATCCTCGGCCTCGACCTCGACGTCGTCACCAACAACTACGCCTGATCGGAGACCCCCCATGTACGATATCGACACGCACGGCGCGTGGCTCGGCGACGCAGCCGACGACCTCAGCCCCGAGCGGCTCGAGCGGTTCGCCGACGAGTGGGACGCGATCACGGCCCGCTACGCCGACCGCGACGACGACGAGGAGGCCAACGCGGCGCTGTCCGCGTGCGTGCAGTACCTCCTTGGGGAGACGACCGTCGAGGCTGCGGGCGTCGAGCGTCGGCGCACCCAGCGCGCGGAGATGCTCGCGCTCGCCGCAGCCCGGCAGGTCGCACGCATGGCTGCGCTCGACGGCATGCCCAAGGCCACCGCGGCGCGGGTCGCGGGCTTCGACCGCATGGTGCTGCTCAGGGACCTCGGAGAGCGCCCCGCGCGGGCATGACGAAAGCGCCCCCGCCCTCGATGAGGGTGGGGGCGCTGTCGTGTGACATCCGGGGTGATTTCATACCGGATTTCATACCGGCACACCGAGGTACGTCAGTCGGCGTCGTCGAAGTGTGCGCACTCGCGGGCTGCGTGGTACGAGCCGTAGCGTGTGCCGCAGCGCTCGCACTCGTAGGTGCAGCGCCCGCAGGCGGTGACGCAGGCGGGGCAGGGGAGGTCACTCATCGGTCGGCTCGTCGACGTCGGGCTCGTCGGGGAGCGTGTCCGGGTCGGGCGCGTCTGCCGGGTCGAGGCGGGTGACGGTCGGCTCGACCTCGGGCAGCCCGGTGAGGGACGTGAGCACGGAGACGATGCCGGCGAGTGCGGATGCGGAGAGGACGGCGAGCCAGTCGACGTCGAGGATGCCGACCGCGCCGACGGTGAGCAGGGAGACGGCGGTCTGGGCGGCGGTCTTGATGGCGCGGACGAGTGCCGCGCGGGTCCAGGTGGTCACGGGGTGGTCCTCTCAGGCGGGGATGTAGTCGACGGTGGTCGTGAGGTGGGTGAGGCGGATGCCCTTGTCGAGGGTGAGCGCCTGGATGCGCACGCGGCGCTGACGCTTGCCGGTGATCTTGGCGAGCTCGAACGGGGCGACGATCTGGCCGAACGTCTGCCCGCCTGTGCCGATGATCTCGACGATGCTGCCGCGCGAGACGATCTTGGCGTTCTTGCCGTCGGCGTCGGACTCGACGACGATCGCGCGGACCTGCACCTCCCTGCCGCGGGGGACGCCGGTGAGGGTGAGGTCGGCGACGAGCGTGCCCCGGCCCACGGTCGTGCACGCGGACGTGTGGCCCTTGTCGTTGACGGGGAGTGTCTTCCACCCGAGCGGGAGCGCGAGATCCTTCGTTCGGGTGTGGATGGTGCGGCGCATGCGGTCCTCCGGGAGGTCGGTCGGCAGCGGGACGATGCTGCCGGGGTGGGTGTCGCGGTCGGGCTGGTAGACCATGTGCCAGGGCTCGCCGGGCACGGTGTCGCGGAGCCAGCCGTAGGCCGCGCCGTGGGTGCGGACCCAGGTGCGGGCGGGCTCGGGGACGTCGATCGCGTCGCCGCGCTCGTGCAGGGATCGCGCGGAGCCGGGCGCGGACGCCGACGAGGGACCGGACGTGCGGACGTAGCGGACGCCGTCCCACCACTGGACGTCGCCGTACCGTCCCGTGCCGGTCGCCTGCGGGGTGTACCGGGACAGGAAGATCGAGCGCTGCTGGGCGTGGGTGCGGCCTGCGGAAGTGACGCCGGGCGGGCAGCCGTCGCGGATCATCCGCGCGTAGGACGCTGCGGGGTCTGGGGCGAGCCAGTGGCCGGGTGCGATCGTCACCTGACGCATGGTGGGGGCCTCCTCGGGCATGGGTGAGGCCCCGAACCGACACGCGGTGCGGGGCCTACAGGGGCGGGGGTCAGGGGATCTGTGCGACGACCTTGATGAGGACGATGCCGACGCCGAGGAGCGAGCCGAGGCCGACGACCGCGGAGATGATCGTGGCGACGATCGTCCACGGGCTGGTGCGCGGCGGGGCGGCCGGGATCGCGGCGAGGCGCTGGGCCTGCTCGGCGAGCTGCTCGGAGTGTGCGTTAAGGCGGGTCTCGGCGGTGCCGATGCGCTGCTCGTGCCCGTCGAGGCGGCCCGTCTGGGTAGCCAAGGCCGTGTCGACCTTGCCCTCGAGGCGGGCGAGCGTGACGGGCACCGGCTCGGCGCTCGTGTGGGCGCGGGTGCCGGGGCTCAGGGTGTCCTCGAGCGCGCCGAGTCCGGGGTCGTAGGTCATGCGGGTGCCTCCATGGGGCGTCCGACGGGTGGTGGCAGGCGGGGGTGCGCGGCGGGGCGCGCGAGTGTGTCTACGCGCCGACGTAGGTCACGCCGTCGATCGAGACGTAGTTGCCGGACGCGAACGTCATCGACGCGTTGAGGTTGCGCAGCGTGCAGACGCCTGCGGCCGTCACGACGAGCTCGAGATCGCCGACCTGTGAGGTGACACGCTGGATCTGCTGGGCTGCCGGGGGGTGGGGCGTCGTGCCGAGCGCGACGCCCGCCGCTCCGGAGGCGAGCGTGTACCCGGCGGAGACGGCGAGTGCGGTGCCGCGCAGCGTGACGAGCGGCCCTGTGCGTGCCGAGCGCAGCGAGCTGATCGAGAAGCCGGGCGAGGTCCCGGTGAACGCTTCCTCGCCGTAGCCGTACATGAGCCGCCAGGCCCCAGCTGCGCGGACATAAACGCCATTCTCGGAGGCGACGTGGCACATCATCCCGTCGACGAGCTTGCCCGTGGGGAGGGCGGCGTCACGGGCCGCGAGCGACGCGAAACGCATGACCGTTCGGCCCTCGACGGCCTCGGCGAGCGCCTTGATCTGCGCCGGGCCGTCCGCGGGGTCGCCCGGCAGGGGGTACGGCAGTGGCTGGATGGTCGTGGTAGCCATGGTCAGGCCTCCTCGGTGGGCGGGGTGTAGGGCTCGGGGTAGTCGGCGGCGATCGCCACGACGGTCTCGGGAGTCCAGATGAGTGCGCGCGCGTCGGCGGGTAGGCCGAGGAGCGCCAGGACGTCAGCGAGCGACGGCGGCTCGACGGGCTCGACGACCTCGGGAGGCGTCTCGTCCGGCACGGTCTCGTCCGGGGGCAGATCAGACACGGGCAGCCTCCTCAGGCAGGCAGTCGGTAGGTGATCTCGAGCACGCCCGAGAGGTCCGTCTGGAACCAGGCGAAGTCGTCGACGCGCGCGGAGTGAAAGATCAGGCCCGTCATCGCCCCGGACATGAGCGCCGTCAGCCACGTGGACGGCAGCGCCCACGACGACGCCTGCCCGACCGCGAGCCGACCCGGCCGCCAGTCCGTGTACGCGGCGAGCTTCATCGCCGCGGGCGTGCGGCCTGCCGGCGGGAGCGTGGCCTGCGCGTGCCCGGAGATCACCGGCGCGACGAGCGCCGCACCTGAGGAGCCTTCCCAGATCGCCTCGATGCGAGCCATGCGCACGCGAGCGGCAGTGATCGTCGCGCCCACCGGGACCTGCGCGGCCAGCGACTGGTAGTAGGCGATCCCGGCGTACTCACGCCAGCCGTAGGCTTCGTCGGCCCACTCGGAGCCCTGCTGGATGTAGTCGTGCGCGCCGCCCCAGTCCCAGGAGTCATCCGGGGGTGCCTGGTCGGTCCATGCCCCGCCGAGCGCCCACGTGGCCGGGGCGACGTACATCGTCTGCTCGACGAACCCAGGCCCGGTGAGATCCTTGCTGAGCTTGCCGAGGACGACCCACGACGTGCCCGCGCGGAGCACGGTGACGAAATCGCCGACGACGGGAGCGTAGGAGCCGACCCAGCGCACCCCGGTCAGGGGCGTGCCGGTGCCGATGTCGATCGTCAGCGCGAGCGCCGTCGCGTCGATCGCTGTCACGGTGCCGAGGTAGGACCCCGACTGCCGTCCGCGCGCGACCGCCGCGCGCACACCCTGAGCGAGATCCACTAGGCCACCTGCCTCACGTCACGGGTCCGGATAGCGAACTCAGCCCCCGCGGTGAGCCCGAGGGTGTAGCCGTCGACCACGTGCGCCCGCACGGACCCGGCCGGATCGGCGGGGTCGGTGATGACGTGGATGAGGTCGCCCGGCTCAAGCGCAGGGTTCGGCACGCTCGACGCCTCGAGGGTGGTCGCCGCCCCGACAGACTGCGCGAGCAGCCCGCGACCGACCGCGCGCGCCTGCTCGAGCGTCGACACCGTCGGATACGACTCGAAGCGCGGCACCATGCCGTAGCGGCCCGTCATCGGGTCGCCCCACCTGGTCGGCGACGTCGGGTCCTCGTCATACACAGTCGCCTGCATCGGCGGAAAATCACCAGACGGCGACTCGCCGCGCACGATGACCGCGTTGTACACGCCGTCACGCGAGCTCGACGACGACGCCGACACGAGCACACCGCCCTCACCGGCATGCACCGTCCACGCCGGCGTCCCGGTCGTCGATGGCGCGTCCGCGATGACGATGCGACCCCACGCGTCGGCGTACCAGACCGCGCCGATCGCCTCCGCGAGTGACGTCAGCGCGCCCGCGCGGTCCTCCTCGAACGTCGTCGTGGGCACGCGCGCGTCACGGCGCGCGGACACGACGACCTCCACGCTCGGCAGCACCTCGTGGATGAGCGCCGCCATGATGCTCGTGGTCGACGGTCCCGACACCGTACGCGGCGCGACGAAGCGAGCGTCGATCAGCCATGCCTCCCGCGAGCGCCCCGTCACCTGCACCGTGCCGTCACCCATCAGCGACCCCGACGCCGAGTCGACCCGGAACACGCCCGCCCTGATCCACTCCACGCTGTCGTCCGTGTACACGATCCCGTAGGACACGTGCAGCTCAGCCCCGTAGGCCGCGAGCGGATGCGCAGGCGAGTCCGGCAGCGCGGGGCGGTCCGTGTACAGGCCCGTCGACAGACGCGGCGGCACCGTCAGCGACAGCGACCGACGGCACGCAGCCGTCCCGTCCACCGTCACCGACCCATCCACCACCGGCACGCCTGAGTACAGGATCTGCGTGCCCCGACGAGCCTCCACCATGATCTGCACCCGGTGAGGACCCGCCAGCGCAGGCAGGAAACGATCCGAGACCTGCTGCATCACGCGCCCCTCGTCAGGTCGAACCACGTCGGATGCGCCGCCATCGCGGCGCTCCACGTCGGGTACGTCGCCGTCACCGCAGCCCACGACCAGCCGATGACACCCTGGCCGCCGCCAGCGGGGACTCCGGTGCGCGTCAGCGACAGCGTGTGCACGCGTCCGGGCAGGAGGTACTGCGGGTCACGCGGCGCACGGGACACCTGCGAGACGTAGTACCAGCCGGACTCGATGACGTCGTGCCCGCAGTCCTGCACGAGCACGACACGCGTCGTCGACAGCAGCGCACGGATCGACGCCTCCACGCCCGCGTCCTCCGACGACACGACCAGCGAGTAGGTCGAGGCGTTGACACCAGCGACCGACGCGACCGCGACGCCCGTGCCGCCGATGACGTCGTACACGCCGCCCTGCGTCTGTGACACCGGGCCGTCCGACGCGCGCCCCGTCCCCCGCACCGTGAGGTTCGGGCGTCCGGCTGCCTTGAGCCAGATGCCGTGCGGGGCGCCCTCGGTGGAGACCGTGACCATGCTCGAGAGCACAGCCACGCCCGCCGCGGTGTAGCCGATCGCCTGATACGTGACCGACGACCCGAGCGGCTGCTCGTGATCCGAGCCCGCCCAGTACCCGCCGACGGCAGGCACACGGTCCGCGCCACGCACCGGCACGTCCGACTCGCCCGCGACCAGACGCATGACACGCACCTCGACGACCGCCGACGACCACGCCGACCCGAGCACCTCGAGCGACACAGCCGCCGCCTCCGGACGCCACGTCGCAGTCAGCACACCATCAGCACCAGTCGGCATGTCAGTACCCCCTCTGCATCGCGTTCGCCGCCGAGGAGATCTCAGCCCGGACCGTCTGACGAGCCACCGCACGCACGTCCTCACCCGTGATCGGGTTGCGCACGTAGATGTCAGGGATCGTCACGTACACGGGCGCCGACGACGCCCCCACACCAGCCGCGACGGGCACCGCCACGAGCGGAGCCGCGACCGGTCCCGGCGTCGCGTTGATCCGCTCGAGCAGGTTCGCGTTGTAGCGCGCCGACACGGCGTTCGTCACGTGCTCACCCGGCATCGTCATGATCGGCACCGAGTCCCTGCCCCGGACGCCGCCCGTGATCCAGCCACCCGTCGCGTACCCCGTCAGCGCGATCCCCGTCGCCTCCGAGAGGATCTGCGCGACCCGGTCGATCGCCGCCTTCGTATCCTCCGCAGCCGCCGTCTGCCGCTCGAGCTGCTTCTGGACCACGTCCGTCGTCGTGCCGAAAGCCGATTGCGTCGCGATGTCACCCGTGCGCGACGACTCACTCTCGAGCGCCGCCCACGTCGACGTGATCGCCTGCCAGTCCGAGCCCGAGGCCGACAGCAGAGCGTTCGCCAGCTGCGTGCCACCCTCGATGCCAGCGGACAGCACCTCCTGCAGCAGCGCGTTCGGCGCACCCCGCAGCCGCAGGGCGTTCAACCGCCCGTTGAACGCCCGGACCTTCGTCAACTTGTCCTGCACGTAGGCACGGATCGCTCCGGCGCTCGTGCCACCACCCGAGGTCGACTCCGAGTACCAGATGTCACCGCGCCCATTGGAGTGCTGCTCGACCTTCGACGTCGCCGCCGACAGCGTGTCCGTGAGCTTGACCTCGCCCATGATCGACTGAGCGACCTGGTCGTGCATCCCCTTCACGTCCGACAGGAGCGCCTTCGACTTCTCGATCTCGGCGTTCTGCTTCTCGAGCAGCGCGTACTGCTTCGTCAGATCCTTCTCGGCCTGCTGCGCAGCCTTCCGCAGCGCGGCCGACTTCTCCTTCGACAGCGTGCCCGAGCTGGCCAGATCGAGAGCCGAGTCCACTGCGGACAGGCCACCGGTCAAGCCCGAGTTCACCTGGTCGCGGGTCGTACCCCGACGCTCATCCGTCGCATGATCCGCACGCCGATCCCGGACGTCCGCGCGGCGATCGTTCTCCGCCTTGCGGGCGGCCTTCGCCTGCTCGTAGGCCTTCTCCGCGGCCTTGAGGTCGGCCTTCTCCTTCGCGAGAGCCTTCCGCGCAGCCTTGACCGCGTCCTGAGCGTCACGCGCCGCCTGCTGCGCCCGCTTCTTCGCCGACTTGTCCTTCGACGACGTATCCGCCGACGCCCGAGACGCACGCGTCGACGCCGACTGTGCACGCTCGACAGCCTTCTCCGCCGACTTCACCTGCGCACGCTCACGACGCACCGCAGCCGCCGCACGCTCCACCGCCGACGCACCAGACCCGGCGATACCCACCGAGCCACCCGACGCGAAACGCAGCGCACCCGCCTGGATCAGCCCACGCATGCGGTAGACCGCGCCCTGACCACCCGCCTTCGCGACGTCGCTCGCCGTCAGGACGTGCTCGCCGTTCGACAGCCACGCCGGGATGCTGTCCGACGTCCCCGTACCCGGGCCGACGACCGAACCACCGTCGGCCTTCGCCGTCGCCGCGCCCTTACCGCCGCCACCGCCCCCGTTGGCCGTGATGTTGATCTTGATCTGACGGCGCTGTGCCTCATCCACGAAGTGATCGAGTGCGGTTCGCGCGAGGCCCATGTCCGCGAGGACCTTGAGCATGGGGATGTTCTCCTGCGCCCCGGCGATCGCCTGCACGAAAGCGTCGGTCTCGTTCTTCGCGACCGTCGCGAGGTCAAGCCGGGAGAGTTCCTTGTCCGTCGCGTTGACGAGTTCCGCGACGAGCGGCGCACCAGCCGGGCCGAGGTTCGCGAGTTCGGCCAGCGTCTCCTCGGAGACCTTGCCTGCGAGCGTGACCATGTTGGCCTTCCACTCACCCTGCGCCTTGACCTGCGACTCGAGCTCGGCGATGTAGTCCGACGCGGAAACGGACACGCCGTCGTAGAAGTCCTCCCACGAGTCCTTCGAGTCCTTCGTCGCAGCAGCCGTCGACTCCGCGAGCGCCTTGTTCTTCTCGACCACCGCGTCATAGGCGCCCCCCAGGTCGATGAACGCGCCCGCCGCGTCGCCGTACAGCGACGAGAAGTCATCGAACGCGCGCTGCAACTCCTCCTGCGCAGCCTTCGCGGCCTTCGCCGCCTCCTCCGCGTCGAGCGCAGCCTGCAGCGTCGCCGCACCAGCCGTTGCCGACTCCGCACCCACACCGGCCAGAGCCTCGGTGTACTGCGGCATCCACCGCGTAGCAGCCTCATCGAGGGTCAGCCCGAGCGTCGCTGCCTCAGCCTCGATCAGCGCCTGAGCCGACGCCAGCGCCTCCGCATCGCCACTCGCGACGACCTGCGCCATCGCCGAGTCGAGGTTCTTGATCGACTCCTCAGCCTGCTTGAACGCCGCGGTGTCGACGAAGAGCGAGAACACGTTGCCCTTGCCGGACTTGCGCGCTCCCGCGCCCCACTTCTCCCACCAGCCCTCTTCGGACGCGCCCTTGAGCTCCCGCATCGCGTCAGCGATCCCACGGATGGCATCCGCCTGGGCAATCGCGGGCGTCGCCCAGTCGGTCCACGAGGCGTTGCCGGTGTCACCACTGATGAGCGACTGGACGAAGCGTCCGTCACCAGCCTTCTCGAGGCCGAGCAGAGCGTCAGTGAGAGCGTCGACCGCGGGCGCCGCGACACCGACGCTCGTCACCCAGTTGCCAAGCGCGTTGGCCGCAGCGGTGCCGATGGCGAGACCGCCGAGGATGAGGGAGGCCTTGCCGGCGCCCTTGAGTACGCCGGGGATCTTCGACCCGGATGCGGCGAGCGCCTGCATTGCCTCCCGCGTGGCGATGATGCGGGGCAGCGCGATGAGGAGACCGCCCGCGAGCGTGGTCGCGCCACCACCGGCCGCGACGAGCGCGGACGCGACGACGCGCACCGGGCCGGGCAGGTCCTTGAGTGTGCCCTCGACGTTGCGCAGCGCGTCCGCGAGACCGTTCGCCCAGCCGACTGCCGCGCCGCCGGACTCGGGGTCCACGAGCGGGGCGGCGAGCAGCGCCGAGATGTCACGGATCGCCGATCGCACGCGGTCCGTCGCGCCGTCCCACGTCTGCTTCACGTTCGCCGACGCGCCCGCGAACTTCTCCGACATGCCAGCCGCGAGAGCATCCAGCGCCACATCAGCGCCCAGCGTGCCCTTCGTGATGTGCGCCTTGATCTCGGCGCCCGTCAGGCCCATCTGCGAGCCGATGAGTTCGGCGGCGTTGACACCGCGCTGCCCGAACTGGATCAGATCCTGCCCGGTGATCTTCCCGGCCGCACTGATCTGCGCCATGACGAACGCGAGCTCGCCGAGCATCTGGCTGTTGCCGCCTGCCGCCGCGGTCGCGTCGTTGATCGCCGACAGGTACGGGATGACCTTCTTCGACTCGATGCCGAACGCGAGCATCTGCTGCTGCGCCGAGATGAACGTCTGCTTCGAGAACGGCGACGTCTTGGCGAACTTGTCGAGCTCGCCCATCTGCGCGTTGACAGCCTCAGCGCCGCCAAGCATCGTCTTGAGCGCCGCCCGCGACGACTGCTGCAGGCTGTTGTACGCCACACCCGTCTTGACCGTCGCGACCACAAGGCCCGTCGTCGCCGCACCCGCAGCCGCGAGCACACCGCCAGCCTTCTGGTACGCGTCGGTGTTGTCCTTGATCCGCTGCGCCGTCCGACCAGCCGCCGTCGCCGCCGTCTCCTGCGCCTTCGCCACCTGCTGCAGCGAGACACGATGCTTCGCCTCAGCCTGCACCGCCGCGTCAGTAGCCTTCTTGTGCTTGTCGAGCGCGTGCTGCAGCTTCACCTCGGCGGCAGCCTTCTGGCTGGCCGTCTTGGTCGAGTCCTTCTGCGTGCGCGCGAGCTGCTTCTCCGCAGCCTCGACACGCTTCGCTGCAGTCGCCATCTCGGACTTGGCCTTGTCCATGACGGACTCGGTCTTGGTCGCAGCGGCCTGCATCTCCTTGAGGGAGAGCACGCCCTGGCCGAGCGCCCGACGAAACTCGCCGACCTCTGCCCGGAGGCGAACCGAGATGTTGCGCTCAGCCATGAACTACCCCCGTCGGGTCGATATGCGATTGGATGTGCACATGGGTTTCTTGATTGCCGTCGTCGTCGGCTTCCTGCTCTTCGCGGGAGTGATCGGCTACTTCTCGTTTGCCGAAGGCGAGCGCGCCCGAGATAAAGCCGAGAAGAACGCCGACACGTTCTTCGCGGAGACGTTCGACGGGCGGCCGGATGTGATCGTCACGATCAACATGCGCACGCCCTCATACGAAACGGTGGTCCTCGGCGCGATGGATCGTGGCTACCGGCTCGTGCACGAGTCGACGGTCGTTGAGAGCCTTGACGTGAAGCGGCTGATCTTCGAACGCGGCTAGCCCGCCTCGTTGTCGTCGCCTTCCGCTGGCTCGCCGGGCCACGTGTCGACGATCTCGAGGACGGTTCCCGGCTCAGGGTTCGGGTTGTCCTTGTGCCACTGCTGCCGGGCGGCCTCGGCGTAGTTGATGCGCGGCTTGGCCTCGAGCCACGTGCCGCGCTCGTCGCCGTAGACCACGGATGCGGGCAGGCCGTCAGCGGTCATGCCGTCCTCGTAGATCGACAGCGCGAGGGCCATCTCCCGGTCCCGGCCGGACCAGGACCCCAGGAACTCCGTCGGGCGCGCACCCCAGGCGCGCGCCGTCCGGAGAGCGCGGATCAGTCCTGGGTCGTCCCCGAGCCGCGACGCCCAAAACCCGCGGGCACCGCAGGCTCGAGGTTCGTCGCCGTGTCGATCGCGGTGATGATCTTCCCGACCTGCACCTCACCCAGCCGCGCCGGGAGACCCTGCGCCTGCTCGAGCGTGATCGACGAGGCGATGACCTCACCGCCCACCTCGATCCGCGAGAGCGCACGCACGATCTTCTCCACGCCACGCGCGATGAGAGCCGCCGTCGCCCCCTGCACGTAGGCGTCCGTCTCCGCGGCGTGCTCGGCGTCGAACATCTTCTTCCGCACACCCCACGCCTCGTATGCCTGCGAGAACGCGCGCGCCTGCGCTTCCGTCGGACGCGCCTGCATGAACGGCGGCTTCTCCGCGAACACCTCCGGGCGCTCCGGGAACGGGTGCGCCTCGTCGATAGCCTTCTCATCCGCAGACGACAGCGCCCGCAGGAACCACACGCTCTTGGATGCCTCGAGCTCGGCGACCAGCGCCTCCCCCTCAGCCTCGAGCGCAGCCAGCGGGTCCTCCTCGCCAGCCGAACGCTCGCCGATGTCCGACTGCTCGGCGCGCTCGTAGCGGCGCTGCCACTCCTCGATGCGAGCGAGCAGGTCGGGCCGCTGGTACACCTCGACGGATGCTTCGGCGACGGTCGCGCCGCCCAGCCACGCCTCGAGGTCGATCGTCTGCGCGCTCTCGGCGCTCACGTTGATGTCAGTCACGGGTCTCTCCACGGGTCAGTTCTTCGCGGGGGTAATGCGGGTGGTGCGCTCGTCGCCGTCCTCGTCGCGGATGGGGATGAACACGCGATGCTTGTAGTAGCTCGAGGTGCTCGGATCGATCCGCTTGCGTCCGTGCTCATCGCGCGCGAACAGGAGCGCGTGCACGCCGTCGTGCGCGTAGCGGATCTCGCGGATGTCGTCGGGCTCGAAGCCGATAGCGCGCAGCAGAGCGAGGTACTGCTCGCGCGTCAGGAACTCGGGCACGCCAGGGATGGTGATGCTCATGGGGAACCGCCTCCGCGGGTCTCGTCACGGGTCAGGTAGAACGGGGTGGTCCGCGCGGCCCCGGACCCGTGGAAGAACGGGGCCGCGCGGGGTCTAGAGAGCCGGGAAGATCACGGCCCGGCGACGACGAGCTTGTCGAGCGCCGCGTCCTGGTGCAGGAGCGTCACGCGGTACTTGATGAAGCCCGCCCGGTCACCACGCTGCGGGTCGTCCGTCACGACCTCGAAGTAGCGGTACTCGTCACCCGCCGTCCACGCCTCCTTCGACTTCTTGTGCGAGTCACGCACCGCGAGGTAGAGGGTCGTGCCCTTCTCCTTGACGGCCTCCCACAGGAAGTCGTCGGTGCTGTCCGCCAGGCCCGTCGCCGGGTCCCAGTACCGGAACACCGTCATGCCGCCGGAGTAGTTGGAGAGGCCGGGCGTCTGCCCGTTGCCCTCCGCGCACAGCGGCTTCTCGTCGACCGTCTCCGAGCCCGTCGGCCCGTAGTCGAAGTCGTTCGAGAGGATGTTGCAGCTGATGTCCTTCGCGCCCACGTCCGTGAGCGCGGTCAGGACGATCGCGTTCTTGTCGGCGGGCTTGGCAGCGAGAAGCGTGACCTTGACGTTGCCGTCCGCGAGAGTCTTGACGCTCATGCGTCCTCCTTCGGGTTCACCGCGGGCTTGTCCGCGGGCTTGGTGGTGGATGCCGCCGGAGCGGCCTTGACCTCCGCCGGACGGCGGGGAGTGCGGGTGAACGACTCCGGGAAGATCCGCAGGTGCGACTCAGGCACCCGGACCTTCTCCCCGGTGTCCTTCCGGTAGACCTCGACGAACGCCATGAGTGCCTCCTGGGCATGACGAGCAGCCCCAGCACGCGGCGCGTGGGGGGCTACAGAGGGATGGGTGGGTTAGGTGGCGGGGGTGGAGTGCAGGTCGTACAGGTCGACCGAGAACGCCGGGCTCGTGTTCGTGCCGGGGATCTTCACGTCCCGATCCACCTGCACCGTCTGGCCGCCAGTGCGCTTGAGCGACGCCGCCCGGCCAGCGACAGTCAGCCGCGTGCGAGCGTCACCGGGCGAGAGGACCGCGCGGACAGCCGACTGCACCATCAGCACGCCCTCCGGCGACCCCGCCACGACCGTCACGCCGACGACCGCCTCGAGATCATCCATCGGGCCGCACAGCGGCGGCTCCGACCCCGGATCGCCCGTCCCCGACCACAGCAGCACGTATGGGAACGTCGGCGGCTCTGGCACGTTCACGTAGTGCACCTGCCAACCGAGCGGGACCAGCGCGGCCTTGATCGACTCGATGTGAGCGAGCATCACAGCCCCTCCCCGACGAGCCGAGCCAGCTCGCGCTCAAACTTCGGCACCTCAGCCGCGAGAGCCAGCGACGGGTCAGGGACCGTGCCACCACCCCGCGACGTCCCGAAGTACGCGACGTTCGCGAGATTGCCAGCACTACCCGGCACCGACTCCGGCCCGATCTCCGCCTCGATGACACCGCCACCGAACGCACCCGCCGTACGGATGTCGTAGGACACGTCACGAGCGATGCCCTTGAAGTGCTTCGACCCGCTGAGTTCGCGCTGCAGCTGCTTCTTGATGTTCACCGCGCCACGCTCAACCACCGCACGAGCCTGCGACTCCACCGCAGACTCAGCCGCAGCAAACGCCTCGATCGCCTCAGCGAAACCCGACGACTCAAGCGACGTCATGACGGGTCCTCGACGGTGAGCCGCATCGCGGTAGCCGTCGTCTTGCCGGGCCGCCGCGAGACACGGAACGTGCGGCCGACGAGCGTCTCGTCGACGCCCGCCGACTCGACCGTGACGAGCATCCCCGGCTCCGGCGTGAATGCCGCGACGGGGAAGTGCACCTGGCGCGTGTGCACCACGTACTCGTGCCCACCCGCCTCCAGCTCGGTACCGGTCGGGACGCGGGACTCCTGCACCTTGCACTCGCCGCGATAGACGAGCGACAGCACCGGGAGACCCGTGAGTGGGTCCTTCGCGCCCGCACGCTCGACGCGAGCCGAGTCGATGAACAGCGACTCCGCGAGCGTCGCACCGACCTGCCGGGCGTACAGCATCACGTCACGCACCGGGCAGCCTCCACCCTGGCAGGCCGATCCGGACGCTACCGACCGCCCCCCGCAGTGGGGGAGCGAGCAGCGCCCTCTCGTCGCCCGTCACGTACAGCGCCCCGGAGGACACCGCCGTGTCGATCGTCGCCTGGAAGTCATCCACGCCCATCTGACGCAGCGCCCGCGGGTTCTTGATGACCCGCAGCACCATGTCCTCGACGACACCCTTGGCGAGAGCCGCCGGGAGAGTGCCCGCCGCGATACGGCGGGGGATGGACGGTACGGCTGCGAGCAGCCGCTCCTCGGCCTTGTCGATGAGCTTCTGGATCTGCGCATCGACGGTCGTACCTCCGGGGATCGCGAGGCCGAAACCTGCGTCCCTGATGTCGCTGGGGGTGACGCCAAGCGTGCTCATGCGCCCTCCTCAGGTCAGGCCGTGTGAGCCTCGACGGCAGCGCGGATGTCGGCCTTGGACGCGTCCTCGGGGTAGGCCGCGCCGATCTTGTCGGCGTAGGCCGCCCACGTGTCACGTGATGCGCGACCGTCCGGCGCGTCGTCACCCGCGGGCTCGGCGGGCTCCTCCGGGACGTCACCGTCGAGGAGGTGCGGGCCGACCACGATGCCGTCCGGCACGTCGTCACCCGCGGAGAGGTGGAAGCCGGCGGGGATGCCGTCGGCGGTGTACGGGTGCACGACCCCGACGAGGTCGTGACGGATCTTCGCCATGCTCAGCCCCTTTCTGGGCGTCCCGTGGGGCGCAACGATGATGCTGCGCCCCACGGGGATCGGTCACGCGAGGACGGTCGCCTTGAAGGAGAGGTCGGCGTTCGCGAGGACCGGCATGCCGATCGCGTCGGACACGACCTCCGCGATCATCGGCGGCTTCTCGTTGCGGTACACGCCCGCGACGATGCCGGGCTGCTCCGACTCCTCGATGCCCCAGCCCGCCTCGGACGAGGACAGCGTCTGCCCCCAGAACGACGCACCGAGCTGCGTGTCCTCCCACGCGTCCGGCTCGACCGGAGCCGGGAGGAGGAGAACCTCCTTCTCGGGGAGGATGAGGCCCGACGCCGAGCGGCGCGTGTAGACCTCGACCGGGGGGAGACCGGCGCCCTCGATGATCGAGTTGACGTCCGCGACCGTGGCGGGACGCGAGCCGCCGCCGACGAGCGACGTCTTGAACTCGTCGCCCTGCGCGAGGACGCGGAGCGCCTTGCGCGACATGAGGATGGCACCCGGCGCGACGCCGTTCGTCGCCTCGTAGGCGTCCGACCACGTCTGCAGGTCCGCGAGACGCGAGACCGACGTCGCCGAGTCCCACAGCGCGGACGCCGTGACCGTGTGCGACGCCGACCGCCCGAAGGCGTCCGCCGCACCGATCTCGGGGATCGTCGCGACACCCGTCGACAGCACGACGCCACGGAGCCGCTCCATGCGGTCAGCGACCGCGAGAACGACCCGGCGCGCCGTCGAGAGGATCTGCTCGAGCAGGACGTCGTCCGACGCGTTGCGCGTGCGGAGCTGGTCGTACTCCGAGACCGGGATGTTCTGCCCGATCGCGGGGAGCTCGAGGACGGTGCGCTTACCCGAGGGGCGCTTGCCGACCGTCGGCTCGGCGTCGTAGGCGCGGAACTCAGCCTCGGGGACGAGCCCTGCCTGGCCAGCGATGAAGCGCACGACGATGTCGGGCACGACTCGGTTCGGGAGGAAGCGCGCGAGCGAACCGCGACGCTGCTCGACGGCCGAGAGGTCCTCGCGGATGTACCCGGTCAGCTCGGCCGGGGTGATGATGTCGGTCCAGAGAGCCATTGCTCCCCCTCTCAGACGTAGACGATCGTCGTGGCGGCGCGCTTCTCAGCGGCCACGGGAGCGACGAAGGAGTTGGGCACCTTGGACGCGCGGACGCGACCGTGGTCGAGCAGCGGGACCGCGAAGTCGGCGGTGCCGACGACGCGCTGGTCCGTGAGGATGAACCCGGCGAGAACGCCAGCGGCCGTCGTGGTGGCCTCGGTCTTGTCGTAGGGGACGAGAACGCCCCCGACCTTCGCGACCGGCGTACCGGACGGGATGTAGCCGTTGGGGTAGTGCGTTCCGGCGGTGAAGGCGGAGATGTCGAGGACCTCGGTGCGCGCGTTGGCGATGCCGTGCGTGGACCCGAGCCAGGACTGGTCGCCGCCGCCGAAGGTCTCAGTCGTGAGACGGGGCATGGTGGTTTCCTTCCGTGCGGATGGGGGTGTGGGTCAGGACTTCTTCGCGTGGCGACTGCTGTAGAGGTCGCGGCCGGCGGCCACGCTCTTCGAGTCGCCCTGCGAGCGTCGTCCCTGGCCCATGTCGGGCCACTTCTCGCTCTTCGCCGGCGCGATGCCGTCGACGAACGTCTGCACCTTGTCGGTGTCGACCTCACCGTCTGCGGTGAGGAACTTGGTGGGCTCGATGCCGTCGAGGACGGCGGTGAGCTTGTCGGCCGGGATGCGGCCGGAGTTGGCGGCGCGGAACTCGGCGGTGACGAGGCGTGCGGCGTACTCGCTGCGGACCTCGGCGCGGGCCTTCTCGGCGGCGCTGGTCGTCGCGGCGTCGAGCGCCTTCTCGTCGTCGGTGAGGTGCTTCGACTTGAGGGCGTCGCGCTCGGCCTTGAGCGTCTCGTAGTCGCTCATCGTCTTGACGCGGTCCTCGTGCTTGCGCGCCTTGTGGCGCCAGTACTCGCTCTTCTGCCCCTCGGTCATGTCCTTCACCGGCGTGTTCGGCGGGAACGCGTAGGTGTCGCCCGTGTCGGGGTCCTTGAACGAGGCAGCAGCCTCGCCCTCACCCTCGCCGCCGTCTCCCTCGGCTTCCATGCGGGCGTCACCGAACGTGAGGCGGTGGAACGCGAGCATCGCCTCGACGCCACCGGGCGCCGTGGGGTCGATCGAGTCGGTCGCGGGACGGTACAGGCTCTTGCTCATGCTGGTCTCCCTGTCGGAGGTCGGATGTGTCAGCAGCCCGTGACGGGCATGCCGTGGTCAGAGCGCGCGGAGCCGCGTGCCGAGCAGTGCGATGCGCTCACGCTGGTACGCGATCGCCTGGTCGAGTCCCGGCTCACCGGTTGCGGCGCGGGCCTCGAGCATCGGGAGCCGCGACTCGAGCGCGCGGATCTCAGCGGCGAGCATCCGGGCCGGGTCTACGGGCATCGACGGGCGCTGCGGGCCACGCGCACTCCGTGGCGCCGCACTGGGCCGCGTACCGGGGTGTGTCGAACGGTGCTTCGGGTCGACGAGCGTCGGCCCGAGCTCGGCGTGCTGCACGACGGTGAACCGCACCTGCTTGAGGTCGGCCGCGCCTGTCGACCCGGCCGCGTCGTAGATCTGCGCGAGCGTCTCGTCGTCGATCTCGCGACCGGGGTCGTTCTCGCCGAGGATCGGCATGGTCGTGCACTTGCACCGGTAGTGGATCGGCAGCAGCGTGTCGCGCGAATACACCCGCCCCGACGCCGCAGCGCACAGCCCGCACGTCCCCGTCGTCGACAGTTCAGGGCGGATGATGCGCCTGTACCCCGTGACACGCGGCGTCCCCGCGTACACGGCCCGCGACTGCCCTCGCCGTGCGAGCGCGAGGTCTGTGCGGACCATCGCGTCGACGCGGGTCTGCGCCCGTTCGACGGCCTCCCACCGGGACATCCCTGTGGACTCGAGGTAGCGCACGTGCTCGGCGACGCGCGCGTATACCTGCTCGTAGGACTCGACACCGGCGCGCAGCGGAGTCGACAGGTCGAGCACGCCGACGCTCTTCGCGGGCGCGTCGAGCATCATCGACAGCATGCGCGTCAGGTACGCATCCGTGGTCCCTGCCGCGGCGCGCGACGCTGACCGTGCGGTCGCGCCGATCTGCCGTGACAGCGCCTGCACGTCGGCAGGCATATACCAGGACTCGACGGCACCCACCGCGGCTACGGCGCGAGCGACCGCCTCGCGCTCGACCTTGGCCTGCGCGGCCGTCTCCATATCGACGAGCGACCGCGCACGCGCGACGCTCACGGCTGCACCGCGTCCCCAGCAGCATCGTCAGCAGGCAGTGCCGTGCTCGCCGCCGCACCGGTCAGGAAGAGATCGTCCACCCGCTCGGACTCCATGCGCGCGATCTGCTCGGGCGAGTACTGCCACACGTCACGCATGATCGTGTGCCACGGCACGTTGGAAGCCTTCGCCTTCACTGCCGCATCGGCCTTCTCCGCGAGCGAGTAGCGCTCCGCCGGCCGCCAGATGATGTCGAGATCCTCGAATCGCGACCGCTCCGTGTCGCCCGTCATGAGGAACAGCGCGGCGAGCGCACGAGCGTGCGTCTCCCCGAACCGGTCCTGCCGGTCCTCGATCTTGAACGTCCGACCCTCACGAGCGAACGCCGAGCCAGCAGCCGACTGGTTCTGCCCCTCAGGCGAGAACATCGCCAGCGGCGTGAACGTCACCGCCGACAGCTGCTGGGTGAACTTCTCCATGCCGGTCCATACGGGCGTCAGATCGACGTTCCCCGACTCCCAGAGGTCAGCCGTCGGGGGCAGGGTCCACAGCGACCCTGGGTCGGCGGAGAACACGTCGTTGTAGTCGATCTCAGCGCCGGTCTCAGGGTCCTCGGCGGGCATATCCTTCGGGTCGATCTTGAGCGCGCGCTGACGGAACGCCTGGTAGGTCGCGATCGACATACCCTGCAGCACCATGTGATCCAGGCGGTCAAGCAGGTCCCGGTGGCGCTGAAACTCGCCCACGCCCTCCTCGTTCCGGTACCGGAACACAGGCACGAGCTTCTCGCAGCCCTCGGGGAGCGCCTGCCCCTCTTCGCCGCCGAACTCGGGGTCCCATTTCCACGACGACGCGAACCGTGCGCCGTTCGGTCGCTTGCGGTCCGTGAATGCGCGCCACACCCGGCCGGGCCGGTAGAGGTACGCGTAGGCGCGTTCGTCGACGTCGTGGTGGAAGAACTTTGCGGCGGCGAGCACCTCGGACTGCACCACGGGGTCGTGGATCGTCACGACCTGCCGCGGGTCCTCCGACGTGTACCGAGGCTCATCGCCGTGCATGCCGACGATCGCGTAGCCGTTGCCCGCCGTGAGCGCGAGACGGATCGCGTCGTCGCCCTCCGTGCGCATGCCCGAGCGGACGACCATCCGCCACGCCGCCGGGTCGCCGCCCTCGCCCGTGTCGACCCCGGTCGCAACACCCTGCAGCCGCAGGGGGTACTTCACCGACTTCACGATCATCTCAGCGAACGCGGTACGCGCCGCCTTGAAGAATCGCTTCGCCGACTCCGGAGCGTCACGCAGCGACGACGGCACCGGGGCGTCGCCCTCGTAGCGAGCGAACAGGTCGCTGACCATCTTCTGACGGTCGTCCATCTTCCGCGACAGTCGCTGCAGCCACCAACCGGGGCTCTGCACAGTCTTGACGTCGATGCTCACGCGTCGCCTCCTGTCACCTGATGCGTCGTGGGCGAGCGGGAACGTGCGGCTTAGCCTGGCCGGCCTTCACGCCGTCGAGGTACGCCTGCCACGAGAGCATGGCCGCCATCGCGGCATCGAACTTCCGGTCGGGGTGGATCTTCCCGAGGATGTACAGCGGCTTACCCTCGTCGTCGACGATGTTCTTGAGCTTGACCTGCCCCGCCGCCGCGATGTGCCGCGCGAGCTCGGGAGCGTGCGGGTCCGACGCAGTCCAGCCGACCGCGCCGGACGCGATCGCCTCCTGGTACGCGCGTATCGCGTAGGCCGCCTTCTTGTAGTGGTTCGTCCACCACTCCTCGACGAGCCCCTTGTGCCTCCCGGCCCACACGCCCATCTCGGTCACCCAGTACGGCGGGTCGCCGTACAGGCGCCACACGTTGTAGCGAGAGAAGATGTGCTCGACCGTCTGATCGACCTCAGCCTCGGGGACTTCCCACTCGTCGTCGTCGAGGTCCTTCTCCCACAGGCCAGCGATCTCCTGCGTGCCCGTGAGCAGGTCCGTGATGACGAACGCCGTCGAGTCACGACGGCGCGCACCGTCGAACCCCACCGCGACCGGCGCCCCCGCAGGGATACGACCACGCAGCGGCTTGTCGACGTCACCGCCCTCGTGCTTGAGATCCGACCAGCGCTTCACATCGAACGCCTGCTGCCCCGACTTCACCCAGCGGTTCAGCCACACCCGCTCGAGGTACGCCTTGTCCACGCCAGGCCGGTCCCACTGCGACGCGATGTCGTCGAACTGACCCGGACCCCACTCGCCGGCGGGACCGGTCGCCTCAGCAACCGCCTTGGTCCTCTCGGCCTTCACCTCGAGGTCGTGCCCGCCGTCGTCCGTGCGGTACAGGTAGAACAAGTCAGGGCGCTCGATCTTGCCGTCCCGGATCGCCTCAGCCTCAGCGTGCAGGTTCTCCGCGACCGACCCCTGCCCGAGCTCGCCCGCCGTCCCCACGTACAGCGACCACGGGTCCTCGAGCGGGCGCTTCGCAAGGTTCGCAGCCATCGTTTCGTGCGCCTTGATGTGCCGAGGCAGATGCAGACGGTGCGGCTCGTCGAACGCGTTCAGCGTCGTGCGGCCACCGTCACGCGAGTCCGGCGCGTTCGCCAGCGGCCATGCGCCACCGTCCGAACGCCCCCAGTCGTCGAGCCGCAGCGCACGCTCGAGCGACACGTCGAACAGATCCGAGTCCGGGCCGTTCTCGATGACGTACTTGAGCGCCCCATAGGCGAGCTCTTCGACCTGGTCGAGCGAGAACGCGAGCATCGGCACGTAGGGCGACATGACCGGCGCAGCCACAGGGTGCCCGTCGGCGTCGAACCCGTCGCACTTCCCAGGCCCCTCAGGGTGGATGTGCGCGTAGACGAGCAGCGCTTCCTTCTCCGTCTTGGCCAGGCCCTTGCGGACCGACAGCCCGCCACGCTTGAACCGACGACGGCCAGCCCACGGATGGCCCTGCGGGTACACCTCGAACAGCCTGTAGATGAACGCCCGGAACTCCGGGTCGATCACATACGGCTGCCCCTGCAGCGACCCCGGACCGTAGACCGCACGCTCCTCGATGAAGTCGCAGACCTCACCGCCGATCGTCGGCCACGGCTCAGCGTCCGCACCCGGAACGACGAGGAGACCCATCAGCCCACCGCGTACAGGCCGCCGCGCGGGTCCTCACCCGACTTCGGCTTCGGCTTGCGCGTCTCACGACGACGCTCCCCGCGGTCCTCCGCCTCCTCCGCGCGCTCGATCTCCGCACGCAGCGACATCAGCGCCTTCGGGTTCAGGCCCAGCCGGTCAGACAGCATCCGCGCCTCAGTGGCAGCCTTGAGGTCGCCCTGCTCGGCGCGGATCTTCCAGCGCACGTACTGAGCAACCTCACGGCCCGAGTGGGACTCCTCCCAGATCGCAGCCTGCGGCATCGCCCACAGATCAGCCCACAGCGCGACCTCAGCGTCACGCGCCTGCTCGATCTGCAGACCCAGCGTCGCCACAAGCATCTCGTTCTTGTTCAGATCCCGACGCAGACGGCCCTTCGTCCGACCGTCCTCCGCCTCCTCGACCTCGACCTGCAGAGCAGCCACACGGTCACGAGCGAGCTCGAACGCCGCCTGCTTCTCGACGTCAGGCTGCAGCGGCCACGGAGGGACCGCCGCACCCTCACGGCCATCAGCCGGCAAGACACGAAACCCAGCCTTCGGGTTGTTCTTCCGAGCGCGCACACTCGGATGCTTCGGAGCAGGACCAGCCATGATGAGACCTCCATGTCGGAGACGAAACGTCCCGACGCCATGCCGGAGATCAGGACGGAGACGTGCCCTGGCGGCTGTTACAGCTGCGACACAGGACAGTGAGACGAGACCCGACACCGCCACGAGCGACAGCCGTCGAGTGAGCCGCCGTCAGATCCCGCGACTCATGAGACGGGCGCTCCCAGCCGGGACAGACCCAGCCGTGCACCACGACCCACGCAGCCACGACCTCAGCGCGACGAGCCCTCTCCTCCGGGTCCCGCGCCGCAAGCGACGACGCCGACAACGGCCGCCGCGCATGCTCATCGCAGTACGTCCGGCCCGACACGCGAACCTCACAGCCAAGCCGGGCACACGCCTTCGGAGCACGAGGCACCAGACACCTCCGCCCAGGGGAATGACCACCACCAGAAAGGCCCCGAACCCGTAGGCCCCAGAAAGAGCAGAACCCCGCGGTCTCGGAGGGTGGCGGGGGAGGGGGTGGTGGCCCGGTGTCGGTGGTGCGTGGGAGGCTCGTCTCATGACGAACCCGCTGGCCGAGAAGGCCCCCGCAGCAGCAGCGACGATCCGCAACGTGTCGGATGCCTTGAATGATGGGAGGGACCCGGGCGTTGCGATGGCAGCGTCGACTCAGGCCGAACTTGATGCGATCACGGAGAGGTTTGAGAACGCAGCGCTGGCTCATAGCCGTGAGGGGATGATCGCGGCGTGGAACGAGTTGGTTCACTTCATGACGGCCTACTCGGGCGCTCTTGCGTCGATTGGCGTGTTCTTGCTCGCGTCGGTGCGCAACATGTCGGAGTTCTCGACGGACGAGATTCTGGGTTCTGCGCTCGAGCAGTTCTAGTTGGTCTCCTCGTCGCGGTGGCTCGCGTCGGTCGCGCGTGGCGGCGAGTGTTGGTCGACGGCTCTTGCCGTGACGAGGAGGCTGGTCGACGCCCCACGGCCTAGAACGTGGGGGTCTCGTTGCCGAGGCGGGAGTCGAACCCGCTACCTCAAGGGGTATGAGCCCTGCGAGCTGCCGTTGCTCTACTCGGCGTGGGCTCGCCCCGTGTCTTGACCGGGGCGAGCGGTGGCAGTCAGGGGCTGCCGTGGGTGGCGCAGGTCGCGCTGTTGGGGGGAGGAGATGCTCCGGGCGGTAAGACTCCCCAAGCGGCCTTCGCGGGTCAATGACGTTGCCCGGCCCGCGTTGACGCCGTGTCGTCTGGTGGGACGACTGAGGCCCGGCATCTGGTGATGTCCGGGCCTGGTTCTTTCGATGGGTGAAACCCACTATGGCACACCGTAGTGCTCACTGGGGTTGGCGTCAAGCGGTTCGGGCGGCTCGGTGCTCGGCGAGGGTGAGTGCGTCGGTGAACTTGTAGAGGCCGTCGGTGATGTGGCGGAGGCGTCGGCTGGATGCCCAGCGGCGGACGGTGGAGTGGGGGACGGGGTGGCCTGCGACGACGAGGGCGGAGGTGATCTCGCTGAGGGTCATGAGGCGTTCTTCCATCTGCTCGGCGAGGTAGGCGCGTTGGGTGGTGACGTCGGTTTCGTGGTGGCAGGCGGGGCAGGTGAGGCGTGTTGTGGCTCCGCGCTGGTAGAGCTCGCCGTCGCAGTCGGGGGTGGGGCAGGGGCCGAGGTAGGTGGGTGCGAGGGGCTTTTCGAGGACGCGGCGGGTTTTCTCGCGGTAGTCGTGGGCGGTGTCGGTGTAGGTGTGTGCGGTGGTGGGGTCGGCGGCGCACCAGTGGCCGTAGCGCTGGGCGGCGAGGTGGAGGCGTGCTGCGGGTGTGGGGGGCATGTCGGTGATGTCGTGGGTTTCGTCGATGAGTTGGAGGCAGAGGTGCCGGGCGTGGTCGTCGATTTCGCGCATGAGGTCGGAGACGTGGATGTTGATGGGGATGCCGGTGCTGTCGGTGCGGGGCATGCCGGTGAGTGCGTTGCCGCCGCCGGGGGTGAGGGCGGCTTCGAGGTCGGGCCAGTGGTTGGCGATCCATGCGAGGTTGCGGCTGGCTTCGAGCGCGGTCTTGGCGTCGGTCACGGCGTCTCCTTGGTGGTCTTGCGGCGTCGGGTGCAGGTGCGTCGGTGGCGGGCGCGGACGGCTTCTGAGGCGTGGGGAGTTGGCGCCCAGAACTCGCGGCCGCATCGGTCGCAGGTGACGATCACGGGGTGCGTTCCTTTCGTGCGTGACAGCGGCCCCGCACCTGGTGTGGTGCGGGGCCGCGAGGGGGGCGGTCAGTGCTGGCGTGCGAGCTTGTCGGCGGCGGTGATCGCCTCAGCGTGGGTGGCGTGCGTGCTGATGTCCTGTGTCCCGAGGCAGACGGTCCACTCGGGCCAGCCCTCGGCGTTCAGGTCGCGGATGACGACGAGGCGGAGGGGGTACGTGGCCGCGTGCTCAGGGGACGCGAGGCGAGGCCTGTCGGCAGTATCGGCGGTGGCCTTCGCGGCGGCTCGGCGTTCGTTGATGTGGTCGATGTTGTACCAGTCGGCGAGGCGTGCGGCCTCGTCGAGGAAGCGCCGTCGCGAGTAGGTGCGGTCTCGGAGGTGGCAGACGGCGAGGGTGAGCGCGTCGAGGTGGGCGAGGTTGCGGCTCGCCATGCTCTCGGGCATGCGGGGGCGGTCAGTCACGGCGGGTCTCCCTCGGGATGCGGAGGACGCGGCGGTGGGTGCCGGGTCCTGGTGGGTTGTAGCCGTTGGGGCGCTGGGAGTGTCGCTGCCACTCGGCCCAGGTGGGGAAGAGGCGTCCGCACTCGCACTCGGTCGGCTCGGTGTCAGCCACGTTCGGCTCCGTTCTCGAGTCGGTCGGCGCGGGCGGAGGCGTCGTGCAGGCACTCGCGCTGCGCCTGCCGGTAGCCGCGCCACCACTCGTCGTCGTCATCGCCCACGTTCACGCCTCGCGTGTCCGCGAACTCGCGGAGTGCTTCGGCTTGCACGGTGGCGCGGGACTCACCCGGCAACAGGTCGAGCACGGCGTCAGCGATGCCGTACGCGGAGAGCGGGTCGAACGACGAGTACCGGGCGAGAATCGCCCGCGCGATGGTCTCCCGGCCGGGTCGGACGGGCAGGTGACGGCGGACGACGGCGAGGATGTGAGTCGCGACGTGCTGGTCGAGGTCACCGTCGAGGCCGGTGTAGACCCACCCGCACGCGCACCTGTCGGCTGCGTACCCGCTGGGGGAGTCGCGGAGGATGCCTGCGACGACCTCGGTCACGGTGTCCTCGTCCCACGCGGGCGAGGTGGCGGCGCGCAGGTCTGCGACGAGTGCGTGCAGGCGGGTCACCTCGGCTCGGAGACGCCGCACCTGCTCCTCACGGGACCTCAGACACTCACGCTGACGGGCGAGGGTCTGGTCGCTCTCGGCGAGGGCGTCGTCGCGCTCCTTGCGCAGGCCCTCGACGGACCGGATCGTGAGGGACGCCTCCCGCTGGTGCTGCCTTGCGACGGCGAGCTCGGCGCGAGCCTCGTCACGCTCGGCTTCGGCGGTGTCGAGCGCGTCGAGCAGGCGCGGGACCTGCGTCGCCACCTGGACGAGCAGCGCCAGCGTGGTGCGCTCGTCCAGGAGTGGTCGGGTGGGGTCGCCTACCTCGCACGCGGCATTGAGCGTGGCGACCGTTTCGCGCAGGGCGGCGCGCTCGTCCGCGGTGATCGGGCTGCTCATCGGGACCACCGGCCCGTGTAGCGCTTGCGGCCCCACGCGGTCAGGTGGTGAGAGTGCGGAGACGGGTCCGAGCAGCCGTGGCAGCGGCGGGTGGTCAGGGCGTTGAGGATGCGGTGCATGTCAGTTCTCCTTCGGGGTGACGTCGATGTGCGCGGTGACCGCGCGGACGGTGGCGCAGGGCCACGCCTGGTCGCAGTCGACGCAGTACGCCTGCGGGTACCCGCGGGAGCAGGTCGCCTCGACGTGCACGGCGAGCACGTCGCGGATCGCGGCGGACATGGCCGGGACGTCGGTGCGAGCGTGCGCGATGAACTCCGCGTCCTCGTCCTGCTCGATGCCGCGTGCGCTGCCGCCGTAGCAGTAGGACATGCACGAGACCTCGTTCGATGCGACGGTGAGCCACGGCTCGGGAAGCGACCAGTGCTGCGACACCTCGGAGCCGTCCGCCTCCCACGGCCCTTCGGTGGCGGCGTCGGCGCGCTGCTCGATGTCAGCAAGCTTCGGACGAGTCACGGGGTGCTCCTCACGGTCAGGATGTGCGTCGGGCAGTAGTGGTCGCCGTCGTCGTGCTTGACGAGGCTGTCGGTCGCGCCGCAGTCGCAGCACTCCGGGACGCGGTGCGCCTCGCAGTAGTGGCGATCGTCGACCGTCTGCCCGTCGCCGCACGTCCAGTCCCAGACCGCGCCATCCCGGCTGGACCATGCAGAGTGCGGGCCACCGTCGTCACCGGTCGCGACCGTGCAGCCGGGGTGGTCGCACACGACCTGGTAGTACGTCACCTCACGGACGCTCATCGGTCGTTCTCCTTCGTGGCGTAGTGGTCGCACATGTCGGTGTGCGCTTCAGCTCGGGTCGCACGCAGCGGCGACCCGGCGTAGTCGGCCCGGTATCGCGGGGTCTGCGACGAGAACAGGCCGATCGCGGACGTCGAGCCGTACAGGGTGTGCGTGTACCCGCAGCGCGAGCAGGGACGCGTCATCGGACGCCCTCCTGCGGGGTCGTGGTCATGGGCTCAGGCGGCTCGCACGGCACGCCGTCGAACGGGAGTGCCCCGCAGCGTCGGCAGCCGCCATGCACCGGGTCGTAGTCGTGGACGGGGGCGGCGTTGGCGAGGTCGAGCAGGACGTCGGCGTGACACGGGGAGTCGAGCGGGCACCAGCAGGCGAGGTCACGACCCGCAAGCTCAGGCAAGTGCTCGAGGACCAGTGCAGCGTCGACCGTGGGGTGGTGAGCAGTGAGCCACACGCGGTAGTCCCGGACAGCGCGCTCAGGGGTGCGGGTCATGTCGGCGTCCCGGTGGGTCTCGTAGTGCGAACCGACCCGGAACGGGTTGCCCCACTTCGACGGGCGGGCGACGATCACGGCGTCCGGGTGCTTATTCCTCCACGGACGCTGACGGGTCATCTGGATGCGACGCGGGGCGGTCATGGGGTCTCCTTGAGGATGTCGTTGGCGAGGGCGAGCGCAGCCCGGTACGTCGCGGCCGAGTGCCAGTCCTGGATGTCGACGATGCGGTCGATCTCGCGCGGGTAGGCGTCCGCGGTGGCGTCGAGCCAGTCCGCGACGTACAGGGCCGTCGCCGGGTCCCACAGGGCGATGTGCGGCCCGGAGTCGTCGAGGTGCCCGAGTGTCGGCCCGAGGTCGGCGACGAGAGGGCCGCACTCGATCCAGTCCGGCTCACCCTCGTTCGCCCGGACCTCCACGTGCGCCTCGTGCACGTCGATGCCACCCCGCGCGTGGCCGTCGCATCGGACGACAGCCCACGTGCCGGGGTACGCGGCGTTGGCCGTGTCCCGGATGAGGGTGGCGGCGCGGCGAAGCTTGTCGTCGGCGCTCATCGGTCGGCCTCCGTCCGTGGCGGGCCGAAGAAGAACGCGCGGCATTCATCGAGCGGAACACCGCTCTCCCTGCACGTCTCGAAGCGCCGGGACTCCGTCCGATCGCCGTACTCGACGACCCCGACAATGACGGCGACGAGCGCGAAGACGTGCCACATCCCGCGGACCTGGTACCCGCTCATCGGTCGGTCCTCGGGGTGATCGTGAACCGCGCGAGGAGAGCGTCGGCGGCCTGGAACGCCTGCTCGATCTCTCCTGCGCACTCCTCCGGGAAGTCGAACGAGTCCTCGTCGATGGTCCGAGCGACGTCCTCGCGGGTCGCGGACGGGGCCGCACCCAGGAGCGGGAGAGCAGCGTCGAGGACAGCGCGCACGACATGCGGCCACGCCTCGGGATCGAGTCGCGATGCGCTCCAGTGCAGCGACAGCCACGTGAGGCGCTCCTTGCCCGCAGCGACGCCCACCTCGACGGCGGCGTCCGACACCACCGGGACCACAGGCGCGGACGGGTCGTGCAGGACCGTCAGCGGGGACCCGTCGCCCTGCGCCCAAGCGAGGACCCACGAGCCCTCCTCGGCGGTCTCCTCGCTGCCGGTCACGAGCCAGCCAGAAGAGCCGGGCCACCGCACGGCAGCGCGCGCCCACCCGTCCTCGTCGTGCCACATCACCACGCTCCCCACGGGCAGCGCGTCGAGCTCGGACACGGTCGTGATCGTTCTGGTCATCGTGATCTCCTCAAGTTGTCGATGTGCGCCCGCACGGTGTCGGGCATAGGAACGCCCCCCGGACGGATGTCACGAGGGGCAGTGGCTTCGAGGCCTTCGCTGCGACACGCGCCGCAGTTGTGAGCCGGATAGGACGTGTGTCCCGGCTTCGGACACTTAGGTGCAGGCGGTCCGCTCACCTCACCCGGTGGCGCGCACGCCGTCCACCACACGCCGTGCTGCTCGAGCAGCTTCGGCGTCTGGGTGCGCTCGTCGAGCGCGACGATGACACCTGCGACGGCCAGGTCCCGGTAGGGGCGCGTGGCGTGGTTGCGTTCGAGGTAGGTGACGAGGGAGCGGACGGCCCAGGCGGGTCGGATGGCGTTCATGGCTGCGGCGATCCGTTCGATCTCGTCGCGTGTGGGCATGAGGAATCTCCTTCATGTCAGGGGTCAATCCGTGACGGTCTCGCGCGTTACGTAGGTGACGATTGACGTCTGACTGGATCTATCTCTGTACGGAACAGAACCTGATAGCGATAGCCCCTGGGTATGGGTATGGGTACGGGTACGGAGTATTCGGGGGCTATTACGGAGGGCAATAGCCTCTGGATAGGGTCCGCATAGGGTGGGGCTATCCGAGGGCTATGGGCTATGAGCGGGCGCACCACTCACAGTCGGGCACCTTCAGGTTGCGCTTCACATGCCACCTCGTGTGCAGCCCACGGCCGCTTCCCTCGCTCATCGCCGCCTTCTTCGCGATGACTGAGCTCGCGTCAGGGTTGCGTTCGGACCACTCGTGGAACGCCCAACCGTCGTCGCGTTTGACCCACAGGCCTGCGTCGACGAGGGACCGTGCTTCGGCTGGTGTGCCGTCGAGTGCGGCGAGCATGTGGCTGGGCACGATGCCGTCAGATGGGAACGATGAGCACCAGGAGAGGGCGGTGGCCCAGAGTGCTCGGGCGCCCTTGGATGCGCGTCGCCACTTGGGGTGGGAGTGCAGTCGGTCGTCGACTTTGCCCCAGGCCACGGTTACTCCTTCCGTGCTCGTGCCACGGGGCGGTGTCCGTGGATGAGTTGGTGTCGGCGGATGCTGTTGGGGTCGTGCGGGTCGAACTCTGCGCCGCATCGGCAGAGGACGGTCATGGGGTCTCCTTGGGGTCGGGCGCCCAGGGCGTGCGGTCGTGGGGGCCGTCGCCAGTGAGCATGTTGAACGTGATGCCTGGGCGCGCGGCGAGCAGCGGCAGGGCGGTGGGGATGAGCGCTGCGATGCGGCGGACCTCGACTCGCTCGGCCGGGGGTAGTGAGCCGTTGCGCTTGCACTGAATGACGAGCACCTGTCCGGTCTTGAACGCGAGGAGGTCGACCTTCGTCTTGGACCCTGCGGATCGGATGACCTCGTAGCCGTGGCGGATGAGGTGGGCGCGGACCTCGCGCTCGAAGTCTGCTCCGGCGCGGTAGTGGTTGGGGGGCACGGATGTCTCGATTCTTAGGACACGGGTGAGGCCCGCCTGCCGTGGACTGGCAGGCGGGCCTCACGCGCGGGGTTAGCGGCTGGTGGTGTCGCCGAGGACGGCGAGGATGCCGACGACGACGACCATGCCGAGGACGGTCAGGGCGGCGAACATGCCGGGCGCGAGTGCGGCGAGCGTGTACGCCCACCAGGGGATGGATGCGCCGAGCACGAGGTGCAGCCACTCGTCGAGGTCCAGACCGCGTGCCTTCTCGCCGACGTCCGGAGTCTCGGTCGGGTCGTCGATGTCATCCCACGCCAGCGGGGGCGCCCACCCGCGGCGCGCAGCGTCGTTGAGCGTGCGCGCCACAGCGGACGGACGCCCACCGGCACGGCGACGCATCGACAGGTCGTCGTACATGCCACGGACGGTGCGCGCCGTGCGAGCAGTGGTGAGGTCCCCGCGCATCGCCCGATCCAGCAGGGAGTAGTGCACGCGGTACGCCTCAGCGAGCGCCTTCACAGACCAGCCCAGGCACGCCAGCGCCTGCAGACGGCGGCGGGTACCGACCGCGGGCACCATGCGACCGTCGGGCAGATCATCGAGCGACACCGTCACCTTGAGCGCGAGGATCGCCGCGGCCCGGTCGCGCTCCATGCGGCCGAGAGTCCGGGCGCGCTTCGTCGCGGCGGTGCTCCACCCGAGTGCGCGCGCGATCTGCAGCCAGCTCATGCCGGCGGCGCGTAGGTGGTCGAGGTGGTTGTGGGCGGGTGTGGCGTCGGTGAGTCGTTCGCGGCCGTAGGCGACGCGGCGGGCGCGGTTGTTCTCGTAGGTGCGGTTGGCGTTGCGGCAGTCGTCGCATCGGCAGCGGCAGATGGTGTAGCAGGCGTAGGTGCCGTGCTGGTGCCGCGCCCGCGGGTGTGTGCAGGCGTCGTTGAGGGCCATCGGTCTCTCTCATCACGAAGGCCCCCGCACTCTGGTGTGCGGGGGCCGTGCTGTCTGGGTGTTACTGCAGGCGTGCGGTGACCCGTCCTGCGTTGGCGCCGTAGAAGAACGCTGCGGCTGCGAGGGCGGACTCGCGTGCCCGGTCGAGGAACAACTGCCGGGCGATCCAACGCTCGAGCGGGTCGGTCATGACTCGGCGGCTTTGAGCTCGGCGACGCGTGCCTCGATCTGCGCTCGACGCTCCGGCCCCGACACGCGCCACATCTCCTTGAGCGCGTCTGTGTCCGTGCACTCGGCGACGGTCTCGGCGGGCGGCTCCGGTGCGACTGTCGACGGCGCAGCATCCGGCAGCGGCTCGACCGTGTGCAGGGCTCGCTTGCCGCGCGTCTCCGTCAGCGCCAGCGACACCGGCTTGTCGAGGCCGCTCATGTGGCTGATCTTGATGCCGCCGATGCGCTGCCCGCCGAACTTCACCTCGGGGTCGCGGTAGAGCGTCATGCGGCGTCCGGCGAAGGCGTCGGACTCCTTGCCCCACACGCGCACGAGGACGCGGCGCATGGTCTTGGACGGGCGGTATGCGCGGCCGGGGAACTCGACGAGGTGCACGTCGACCGGCTGCTCGGCGTTGCCCGCGGAGACGGACTCGACGGTGACGGTGAGCGGACCCGCAAGGAGGTCCTCGGCGTTGATCTGGTCGGACTTGGTGACGATGGTGGCGGTGAGGTCCATGCTCACGCACGCTCCTTGAATGCTGCGCCGATCGAGACGTCACGCTTCTTGCCCCCGGAGAGTCGGTGAGCCAGGCGATTGCCGACGCCCCCGACAGAGAAGTAGGCCGACCAGGAGTCGCCGTGGATCGATCCATCGAGGGGGGTCTCGGACCAGCGATCCCCGATGTGGAGACGCGCCCCCCTCCCGCGGAGTCCGTTTCGCGTGAGTTCGAGCGACAGCTCGAGGCGGTGGTGCCCATAGCCGTCTCGGCCATCGCGCACGGCCGCGTACTCCCGAGTGTTGTGTCGCGCCGCGTCGACCTGCCGGGCGATGGACGCCTCGGCGGACTCTCGATCAACCCGTCCGCGAAGCATGTAGGGGTCGCCGTGGCGAATGCCGCATGTTCGGCACGTGACGAGGATCCATGGCGCGTTGAACCGTGACTCGATGACCTCGGCCTTCGCTCGATGCCCGCGAAGCCAGCACAGCGGATGCGTGGGGAGGTCGAAGTTCGCGAAGTAGCGCCTCGCGCCGTCTCGGTGGGACGTAAAGATGTGCATCTCAGATCACCAGCTCTTCCTGTTCGTCGGCCTGGTCCAACCACCAGCCGGGGACTTGCGTTGTGTACGGCTCGCCCGAGTACCCCGGCCACGCGTCCGTGGCGATGCACTCGGCGTAGGTCTGACGTGCGCGCGCCGTGAGGTCGCGTGCGGTCATGCGTGTGATCTCGTCGAAGTAGTGCACGGCGACGAGGTGAGGGCGGCGCTTCTCGACGACGACGAACGCCATCGGGTGCCGCTCGCCCGTGATGCGCTCGAGGACGTCGGCGTAGTGCGCTTCCTGGATCGGGTAGCCGTAGCGGGCCGCCTCGCGTGCGAAGCCGATCGGTCCAGCGCTGCCCGCGGTCGTCTTGACGTCGATCGCGACGTCGTCGCACAGGCGGTCGAAGCGTGCCCGCAGGGCGACGCCGGTCTCGGGGTCGGTCGCGAACGCCGACACCTCCGGCTGGCCGGGGCGCTCGAGCAGAGCGCGCGCCGCGGGGTGTGCGAGGACGGCCTCGGCCATGCCGTCGATGAGCGCCCGGTCGGCAGCGCCGATGGGCACGAGCCCCGCGTCGCGCTGCTCGGCGAGCCACGCGACGGTAGCTGCCTTCGTCGACACGTTGCCCGACGGGGTGAGGTGCTCGTCGGGGATGTCGATGATGGGGGAGCCGACGCCGAGGATGCGTGAGTGCGTGGCGTGGCCGACGTCGTACGCGACGGACTCGACGCGGTGCGTCATGTCCCACTGGAAGCGTGCGGGGGAGTCGAGCAGCCGCCGCACACCGGTCGATGAGAGCTCGGGGCGGGCGTGGTAGGTCGTCTCGTCCATGTCGTAGACGATCTGCGGGGTGAGCGTCACTGGTTGTCGTCCTTTCGGTGTGGGTCGGTGTAGTCGGTGAGCCATGCCGCGCCGATGAGGAGGGCGAGGGTGATGGCGAGGCCGAGCCACTCGGACGCGGTCACAGTCCGTGCTCTCTCTGGTAGGCGTCGGCGGTGTCGCGGGCGGTGACGTACTGGTCGACGCGGTCCCGCCACTGGTAGACGAACTCGGGCGGGTCGACGTCGCGCCACTCGCGGCGCAGGGTCTCGGACGCGGTCGCGACGAGCGTCGCCGCGAGCACCTCCTCATCCCGCAGCCGGTCGAGCTCGTGCGCTCGCTCCCGCTGCTCGTCCTGCGCCTCCTGACGCGCGGCCAGCGCGCGATCCTCCATGCTCATGAGGTCCTCCTTCGTGCGGTGAGCAGTGCGACGCCAGCGACGGCGAGTGCGGCTGCGAGGGTGGTGGCGGCGAGCGTGTGCGCGCCGGTCTGCGGGAGCACGTCCACCTCAGTCGGGTCCGTGGGGTCGTCGGCGGGCTCGTCGGTCGCCGTGGTGGTCGGCTCGTCGGTCGGCAGGTCCGGCTCGACGGTCGGGTGGTCGACGTCGAGGTCCGGCGTCGGCTCAATCGAGGGAGTCGAGGAGGGCGTCGGCGTCGAAGTCGGCGACGTCGACGACGCGGACGGCTGCGACTCGGGCTCGAAGGTCGGCTCGACGCTCGGCGTCGACTCGGTGGGCGTCTCGGAGAGCGTCGGCGAGGGCTCGCTCGGCTGCGAAGGCTGATCGGACGGCGTCGACTGCGACGGCTCGACGCTCGGCTCGGGATCGGCGGTCCACGTGGGCTCCTCAGTCGGTTCAGGTGTGGCGGGCGGGGTGGTGGGGGCGTCGATGCACACGGGGGCCTGTCCGCCCTCGCCGTAGTGCTCGTTGGTGTCGGACCACTGCACCCAGGCGATGCACCCGCCGGTGATGCCGAGCGCCGACCACGGCAGGAACGACGCGCCGATCCACTGCGCGCCGGGGTGACCGTTGTTCGGATCGAAGTGCAGGCCCCGCGCGGTGCCGTCGACCAGGCGCACGTTCACGTGACCGTGAGCGACGAGCGGCGTCGGAAACTCGATGCCAGCCGGCGTCACCGCGTACGGCGTCACACTGTCCGACCCGCCCGCGACAGCAGGCCCGGAAACGACAACGGCCGCCACGAGGGCGGCCGTCAAGGTTGCGAGTGCGCGTCTCATGCCGCATCCCCCCGCCACACGCGCATAGCCGCGTCTGCGTCGCCGTCCGCCTGGTACGCGATCAGCGCCTCACTCGTCCGCTGCTCCTGCGCGATCGCACGCGCCCGCAGGTCACCCTCGACCGCGTCGATCAGCGCCGCCGACAGCCGCGCCCACCCAGGGTGGTCGTCGGGGTACTCCGTGAGCACACCCGCACCACGAGCCACCGCGAACAGGTCGACATCCGACGTCGCCTCCGCCACCGAATCCGGCACCACGGCGGGCTTGCGCTTCCAGAACTTGAACATCAGTCACTCCTTCTCAGGCAGAGACGCCAGAAACGCCTCAAGGTCAGCGGCGAGGATGATCGGCTTCGTGCCAAGGCGACGAGCGACCAGGTCGCCCGCAGTGATGCGCGCCTGCAGCGTCCGCACCGGGATACCCGTCGCTGCCGACGCCTCCGCGTAGGTGTACGAGAGCTTCGATGCAGTCATGCGACGTTCTCCTTCGTGGCGAGGATGGTGCGCAGGTCCGCGATGCCCTTCGGCGTGACGCGGATTTGCGGGTCGGCGAGCACACGCTCCTGCGTGCGCGCGTGCGTGTAGTAGCGGGCGCGGGACCGCAGGCGGCCGAGGTCGACGTGCCGCTGGTACGGGATGCCCGCCGGGTCGACCCAGCCGATCTCCCGCAACCGCTTGGACAGGCGGTTCTGCCCGATGTCGATGCCGTGGTCGCGGCAGAGGATCTGCGCGGCGTCACGCATCGAGTAGTCGCCATCGGTGGCCGCGAGCGCGTCCCATGCCTCAGCGCGCGGCGTCAGCTCGGCGACCTGCGCCTCGCGCGCCTCGAGGACGGCCTGCGCTTCGATGAGTGCGGCGGCCATGAGCGCCGGCCCCGTGAGTGCCGGGGTGCCGTAGGAGCCGGTGCGACGGATGCTCGGCAGGACTTCGCGGGTCACCCAGCGGCGGAAGTCGACCGCGCGGGGGAGCGTCGACCCGAACGCGAGTGCGTAGACGCCGGACTCGTTGACGAGCGGGCGGAGTCGGCTGACCTCGCGTGAACCCTCGCTCAGGGCGAGGGTTGCGAACCGGAGGTCGTCGTCGTCGATCCGCTGGAGCGCGTCGGAGGGGTTGGCGTAGCCGAGGATGCGGGTGACGTCGGTACCGACGAACCAAGGGTCGCCGTCGATGGTGACGACGCGCACCTGCGCGCCGTCGAATTCGAACGGTACGATGTTGCTGGTCAAGGGTTCCTCCTTCGGGGGAACGGCGAAGCCCCCGTCAGGCGAGACGGGGGCTTTCGTGTGGGGCGAGGTCAGTGGCGTCGGGTGAAGATCGCGATGCCGATGGTGATGCCGATCGTGATGCCCGAGAGGAACAGCGAGATCATTGACAGGACCAGCCCGGCGGTCATGCGGCCGCCGCCTCGGCGATGCCGGGCCAGGCGTCGAGCGGCTGGTCGCGGTGGGCGTCGGCCCAGCGGGACCACGCCTCCCAGCAGCGCTCGCACTGGAAGATGCCGAGGTCGGGGTTGCCGAGCTCGACGGGGGAGCCGCACTTGCACGAGTTCATCGGATCGTCTCCATGTAGACGGGCACACCCAGGTGTGCGGTGAGGTAGCCGACCAGGACGGCGGCCAGGACGAGGAGCACGGCGACGACGACGCGGCCACGCAGGGTGAGCGTCACGCGGGCACCAGACCAAGACGACGGGCCGCAGCACGGTCGTTGCGGGCGATCTCGCGGAACGCAGTGGGCGGCGTCGGGTCGGCCACCATGAACACGCGCTCGAGGTCGACGTCGCTCATCCGCGCCTGACGCTCGTACAGGTCGCGGGCGATGCGCTTCACCTGACCGCGCGACACCGAGTGGTTGTTCTCGGCGGCGTAGGTGGCGATGCGGTTCTCGTAGGCGGTGAGAGTGGGCATGGCTGTGCCTCTCGATCTCTCCCCGGCGAACCAGGGAGGTGGGTAGGGCAGGGTGCCGTGCTCGCGCGATGCGAGACGGCCAGGGGATGGGGTGGGTCTACGCGGCGGGCTTGCGCCTGCGGTGTGCGGCCTGGGATCGGGCGGTGCGGGCCAGGCCCACTCCCACGGTCCGGGTCGCGATGTACTCGGCGACGATCGCCTCCGTGAAGCGCACGCGACGCCCCACCTTCACGTGGCCGATGTCGCGGCGACGGGCCATGTCGAGCACGGTGCGCGCAGTGAGCCCGAGCCTGCGGCCGGCCTCCGTGGCGTCGAACGTCTCGGCGGTCATGGTTAAGCGGCGGTCCGCTCGACACGAGCGAACGCCGGGGGCGTGAACGTCGAGGGGGAGACGCCGAGCGCCTCCGCGATGAGAAGAAGCTCGCGGAAGGAGAACTCGCCCTTGGCTGCGAGCTTGCGGTTGAGGGTTGCGTAGGGGATGCCGGTCTCGTCAGAGATGGAGACCTTGGAGCGCCCGGTGTCTGCGATCGCCTCTCGGACCGCTCGGGCGCTCCACTCGATGGTGGTGGAGGCTGCGTGGTTGTTCATGCCGTAAACGTAGTTGCTCGATTGAGCAATCGTCAAACCGACACGCTTACCAGTTCGAGCATTGCGATTGCTCGATCTGAGCGGTAGGCTGCTCGCATGAACATTCGATCGGAAGAGTTCCCCGCCTACGTCGGGCTCGAGCTCAAGGGCAAGATCGTCAGCCGCGGCTTCACCGCGCTCGACGTCGCGACCCGCATCGGACGATCGCCGGCCGCCTTCAACCGCTGGCTCAACGGGAAGGTCGACATCCCGCTCGCAGTCCTATGCGCGGCCGCGGAGGTCATCGACGTGGACCCGCAGGAGATCGTCGGCCACGCCTACGACCGGCTTGTTGTCCGCCACGGCGAGCGGACGGGCTTCATCTATGACGCCGATGAGATCGAGCACGCGAAGTCCGCGAACGATGCGCTGCGAGCAATGTCCCCGGCTGATGTCATGCTCGCTGCGCGCGACGTCGACGATGACGCGGAGGCTGAGGCGCAGACGGAGGATGCATGACGCTTGATGAACTCGTCGCCCACGCGGAGGAGCAGGGCCTCCGCGTGGTGTGGCGGGACCTTGGCCGCCGCTCGGGTGAACTCACCCGCGCAGGGCTCGTCGTGGTCAACCACCGGAAGTCGACCCTGACGCAGCGCATCACGATCGCGCACGAGGTCGGCCACCACTGGCACGGGCACGACTGGACGCGTGCGCACGACGTCGAGCGCGACGAGCGCCAGGCCGACCTGTACGCCGCACGCCTACTCATCGACCCGCACGCGATGGAGCGTGCCGCCGCCGTCGTCGGATGCCACCCTGGCGCGATCGCCCGCGAGCTCGGCGTCACTACGCACCTGGTCACCCTGTGGCTCGAGCAGCCTCAGCCGAGCACCCGGTGCGGGCTGATCGCGTAGCCGGAGACGACGAAAGGCCCCCGACCGGAGTGGTCGGGGGCCTTCGTTGTGCTGTTGACGTCCGCCTTGGTGCGGTCGGGCGTTGATGAGGTTTGTTGACATGCGCTGCGGGTCGGGCCGGATTCCCGGCCCTGACCTGCAACAACACCTTGCGGAGGATGGGGGATTCGAACCCCCGAGGGCTTTCACCCAACCGCCTTTCCAAGACGGCGCCATAGGCCACTAGGCGAATCCTCCTGGCAGCAGCGTGTTCGAGGATACCCGAGGATGGCGCGCAGACCGAATCCGAGCCTCGGACGCGGGCTGAGAGCCCGCGCCGACCCGATTCGGACGCCGCCCCTGGCTCCGCTAGACTTCCCAGCAGACCCCTCGTGCGGCGTCATCTCGCTGAACTCCCCCAGGGCCGGAAGGCAGCAAGGGTAGGTGAGCTCTGGCGGGTGCACGGGGGGTCCTTGCATACCCCGGGCGCCCGTCCGGCCACTGCCGCCACCTTGTGAGCGCAGTCACCATGTGGACAGTCGTCCCATCGTGCGATTGGCGGAAAGACGCTGCGCGGCTGCCGCGATGAGGTGGCGCCGCGAGATCCGTCGGTCCAACATCCGAGATTCCACCCCGACGGGCTGGCCCCGACCGTCGTCGTCGTCGCATGGTTGTCCCATGACCGCCACCTGCTGCACCACGACCCGCTCTGTCGCGACCTGTCGTCGCGACATGATGCGTGGGCGAATGTCGCAGCGGGCTGCGCAGGCCTGAGCCACCGAGCCGCGTCCAGAGGGACCCGACCGCGCACCGCGGTCGTCAGTCGGAAGGCCTCCTGCCGGGCACCCCAGGTGCCCTGATCCCCGCCTCACCCCAGAAGCACGCCCCGGACGGTCGTGCCTCGGAGCAGACCCCGGATCCCCACGCCTCCTGGCGCTCACGCGCCGCAGCGAGCACCCGTGCCCGCGCCTCCCAGAAGCGAGAACTCCCATGAACCGCAAGCTCACCGCCATCGCCGCCGCGACCGCGCTCCTCCTCGGCCTCGCCGCGTGCGCCTCCGACGAGACGCCCGCCGCCAGCGGCACCACGGGTGGCTCGGCCGCCCCCAAGGCCGTCCGCATCGGCGTCGTCGGCTCGCAGGACGACCAGTGGCCCATCTTCGCGGAGAAGGCCAAGGCGGCCGGCATCGACGTCGAGATCGTCAACTTCTCCGACTACGCGCTGCCCAACCCCGCACTGAGCCAGGGCCAGATCGAGCTCAACCAGTTCCAGCACATCCAGTACCTCGCGGACTACAACGTCAACGCGGACGACGACCTCGTCGCGATCGGCGCCACCGCGATCTACCCGCTCGCGCTCTACTCGAAGAAGCACACCGCGCTCACCGACATCCCCGACGGTGCGGAGATCGCGGTCCCCAACGACCAGACGAACCTCAACCGTGCGCTCTTCGTCCTGCAGGCCGCTGGCCTCATCAAGCTCGATGGCGGCGGCACGCTCACGTCGACCGAGCTCGACGTCCTGCCCGAGTCGAAGGTCAAGGTCACGCCGGTCTCGGCGGAGCAGACGGCCGTGTCCCTCGAGTCGCTCGACGGTGCCGTCGTCAACAACGACTTCGTGCTCGACGCGGGCCTCGACCCCAAGGCCGCCCTCGCGCAGGACGACCCGGCGTCGCCTGCCGCCCAGCCGTACATCAACATCTGGACGGCCCGCGCCGCTGACAAGGACAACGCGACCTACCTCAAGCTCGTGAAGATCTTCCAGGACACCGCCGTCACCGACGCGCTCCAGGAGCAGTCGAAGGGCACCGCCGTCCTCCGCGCGGACGACGCGGCCGCCCTCGCGACGATCCTCAAGACGACCGAGGACAACATCCGCGCGGGCAAGTGAGCCCACGGGCGGGGACGCACCACGCGTCCCCGCCCGGAGCGTGCACGACGCCCAGGGGTGCAGGGGGCCCCTGGGCGTGACGCGTCCCCACCGGGCACGATGGGACCTACGGTGCCCACCGACAGGAAGAGCGAGCGATGAGCGAGCGCGAGCCGAAGATCGTCTTCGAGGCCGCCACGAAGGTGTTCCGCACCACGAAGGGTGAGGTGCGCGCGGTCGACGGCGTCAACCTCACCATCAGGGCGGGCGAGGTGTACGGCGTCATCGGGTACTCGGGCGCCGGCAAGTCGACGCTCGTGCGACTCATCAACGCGCTCGAGCCTGTGACGAGCGGTCGCGTGCTCGTCGACGGGCGCGACGTCCACTCCCTCAAGGAGTCCGCGCTGCGTGCGGCCCGCGCGGACATCGGCATGATCTTCCAGCAGTTCAACCTGCTCTCCTCGCGCACGGTCGCGGGCAACGTCGCCTACCCGCTCAAGGTTGCGGGCTGGCCGCGCGCGAAGCGCGACGCCCGCGTCGCCGAGCTCCTCGACTTCGTCGGCCTCACCGACAAGGCGCGCGCGTTCCCCTCCCAGCTCTCGGGCGGGCAGAAGCAGCGCGTCGGCATCGCGCGCGCCCTCGCGACGAACCCGACGATCCTCCTCGCCGACGAGTCGACGAGTGCGCTCGACCCGGAGACGACCCAGGACGTCCTCGACATCGTCAAGCGCGTCAACGTCGAGCTCGGCGTCACCGTCGTCGTCATCACGCACGAGATGGAGGTCGTCAAGTACGTGTGCGACCGCGTCGCGGTCATGGAGGGCGGCAAGGTCGTCGAGCACGGCGACGTGTACGACGTCTTCGCGCGGCCGCAGCATGCGGCGACCCGACGCTTCGTCGGGACGGCACTGCGCGACAGGCCGAGCCCCGCCGCCCTCGAACGGCTACGACGACGGCACCCGGGGCGCATCGTCACCGTCGGCGTCCGCGAGGACGGCGGCGCGACGGGCGAGCTCACGCGCGCGCTGCGCGACCACCCGGTCGACGGGACCGTCATCTACGGCGGCATCACCGAGATCGCGGAGCGCCCCTACGGGTCGCTCACGCTGGAGATCGCGGGCGACGACGTCGCGATCGCGGCGTTCCTCACCGACCTCGGGCGCTCGACGACGGTCCTCGACCTCGGCACCGCCGCCCACCCGCTCTCGGACCCCGACGCCGTCGGGCCGCGCGCCTCGAAGGGAGCGTCCGCATGA